CGTGTACCTTTACGGTTAGCCTTGTAGTAAGGGGCTACATCTTTACGGTACAGCTTGTCGCCAGAGAGACAGGTGATAACTTTATCACACCCAGACTGTTCTATGATTGTCTCCATGAATTGTTCCATAGAGATGATGACATCTTTCTCGTGTGCGTGAAGTGTCCATAGGCCGTCACCCCAATCTATAGGAGTCTCTGCTATGGTAGCTGCTTTGTAAGCAACGATGTCGCCATCTACTAATAGTGTTCTACTCATCTTCATCCTCCTTAAACATTCGATCAATATCTTCTTGGGTTAGCTTTGACATCTGCAAGCCTTGTTGTGCTAAGGCATACTCAATAAGTGTTTGTGAAATCCACTTAACGCCAAGAGCTACACTGACAAAGGCGAAGCTTGCTACGAGTACGATATTAAGTTGTGTGCATTCCATATTAATCCCTGTGTTTCATTAGCCGTAGCTTTCGTGTGTTTGGGTTGAAGAGGATAAACTGTACGCCTAGTTCTTTTTGTAAGTCTGTACGCTTGCTTGTGCCGTTTGATCTACGTGCTGTCTTTACATCAAACAAGTAAACCTCTTCGTCCTTGATGCCTACAATGTCGATAGCTCCAGTAGAGCCAGCATTGTAAAAGACTTCAAAGCCCTGATCCCATAACCATGTCATTGCATAGAGTTCAGCTAAGTCACCTAACCTGCTAGGGCTAGTGAGTGTCTGCCCAACTGCTTCCGACTTGGAACTCCGAGTCGAGAGGACATTTGAAGTTGTACTCTCGCTCTGTTTTTTTAATGGCTTCTTTAGTGATCGCACCGACTTCATCCTCCAAACCTTTCTTAACTATGATTTGAACTTCATCGTGAACAAAAGCTACAATAGCCACTTCATTGTGGTTGTACCCTCTCTCTCTGATCATCCGTTCAATAAGCGAGTACCACTTCTTACAAATGATAGCCCCTGCTGATTGGAGTAATGTGTTGAGAGCAGCGTGTGAATGTCGTATGGGAATGCGTCTTCCATCTAGCCCATTGATAAACTTATCACCATGCTGTTGTTCTAATCTATTGTTGATTGCCTCTGTTAGTTTCTTTAGTGCAGGTGTCTTAGCGAGAAAGCGTTTCTTAATCAGTGAGCCTTCTCTTGCACCTTTGCCTATGATCTCGCCTATCTTCTCATTACCAGCTCCGTAAAGAAACCCGTAGATAAACGTCTTCGCTTGTGGTCGTGTTGCTAGTCCTGCCGCTTGTTGGTTAGCGGTGTGAATGTCACCACTGAGTATCTCTTTACCATAAGCTCCACCATCGTAGCGGTTCATGTAGTGTGCTAGACACCGCAACTCAAGCCCACTTGCATCCGCTCCAAGCAGGGAATATCCCTCGGGGGCATAGAACAACTCCCGACAATCTTTTCCAAAAGCTGCTCCTGTTGACGGGACTTGAGCCACATTTGGGTCGCTATGAGTACAGCGAGAAGTAACAGCACCCATGTGATTAACACGACCGTGTATCTTCCCGTTCTTCTCAAGCTTAAGCCATGCTTGTTTTCCATTTCCTAATTGTCCTAACCTTTTGTTGAGCATTAAAAACTCAGTTAATAACTTAGCTTCAGGCATCGCTATCCCCGCTAAGATTTTTTCGTCAACTTTTGGCTCACCACTAGGAGTAAACTCCGTAGGCTTCCACCCCTTCTTCTGTAGTCTGTCTGCGATCTGTTGACGTGATGCAGGGTTGAAGGGAATTATTTTTGTCTTGGTCTTTAATTCGACTATGGTAGGGTCTATCGTAGCTACCAGCTCTTCTTCTATCTCTAGCTTACGTGCTGATAGATCAGTGTAGAGTTGCTGTGCTTTCTTAACATGGAAGGGAAAGCCTACTTGCTCTTGTGTGATGAGGAGCTGATTCATCTCGTGTTCAAGTCGCATAGGTTCTTGAGGATAGTCCTTCTCTTTGATCAGCTCATACAACTTAACATTGAGGGCTACATCCTGAGCGCAATACTCAAGCATCTCTGGCGTGTACTGATCCCATGCTTCTTCCTGCTCACCGTAGTCACCCTTGTTAAACTTGAGCCTCTGTCCCCATGCCTTGAGCGAGTGCGAGCCAATCATCTTGTTCTCGACTGTGCGCTTCAGCATATCCTTCTCTTTCAGGTTAGGCCAGATTAACCTTGAGGCAACTAGGGTGTCGAAGACTTCACCCCTGTACTCGAAGCCAAAGATTTTCTTGAGGACAGGTAAGTCGTAAGCCATGACGTTGTGACCACCTATGACTTCAGCATCACTGAGTACATCAAGTGCTACATCTAATTGCGTGGGGTCGTACCTCCACACACGGTTAGTGTTCACATCTTGAATACATATACAATGTACGGTGGTTACATCGGGTAGTAGGTTGTCTGCTTCTATATCAAATATTAACATCTCATCATCTCGCTGGATTGATTAAAAGGGTGTGTCTTCATACTTCTCTTCAGACATACGGCCTGTATCTTTACAGTAACGAAGCTTACCTGCTATACCTGTCTCACCACTCCATCGGTTCTTAAGTATGCGTACAGTTGTAGTGTTGGGGTCTTCGTCATCTTGTTGGTTTCTCTCTAAGCCTACTACTATATCAGACAACTGGCCTATAGCCGCTGATCCACGAAGCTGTGATAAGGATGTGGTAGCTCCCTCTTCGTGTCCTCTGTCTCCGCTTAGTCTTTTCAGGTGGCAGACTGCAATGATAGCCGCCTCTGTTTCTTCTGATAAAGTTCTGAGCTTGGTCATCAGTATGTCAATAGCCTTGCGTTCATCAGCTACTTCCATACCACTCATAATAATACTGAGGTGATCAAGGATAATGTACTGACAGTCTTGTCCACGTATCAAACTACGCAGTGTAGACAGCATGTCCTCAACTGTTTCAGTAGAACCATGATGGTCGTGTAAGAAAACTCTGCCGCTTCCTACAGTGGCATCGAAAGATTCTCGTAGCTCTTCATCGGTAACATCATCCATGTCTTTATGGACAATCTTGTTTAGGTAGATAGATTGCAACCCATGGATCGTGTGTTCACAACCTTCTTCTAATGCGATGTAACCCAGTGTGACTTCTTTGTTCATCACCAAGTCATAAGCAATCTCTCTGCATATCTGAGATTTACCTACACCTGAGCCAGCACATATCGTTACTATCTCTCGCTTGCGTATACCACCTACCTTGTTGTTGAGCATGGTGAAGGGATAAGGTATCGCTTTCTTTGATGTCCTGTCTGAAACTCTGTCCCATAAATCTCTAGCATTGACAATACCAGCAGGGGTAAAGTCTCGCGCTGTCCAAAAGGCATCAATCAACTCAGCAGTCTTGCCCTCTTGTACCATCTCGCTTGCATCTTTTAGAGGGAGTCTAGCTATCTTAGCTTTCTTTGGTGACAGTAAAGCAGCACACTCTTGAGCTGCCTTCTGCCCTGCTTCGTCTTGGTCAAACATGAATACAACAGAATCAAACTTCTCTAGCCATTGTATTGATTTCTTTATATCTCTCTTAGCCCCTGCCGCTCCTGTCTTAACGGAGACTACAGGCCACTTGTGATCAAAGGCTTGTGACATTGAGAGTGCATCTAACTCTCCTTCGACAACGGTGACTGATCTACCGCCTGATCGCCAGAGCCATTGTCCATACAACCCTGCTTCTTTGAGATTGCCCCGCACTGAGAATTCTTTTCCCGCTGTTCTAATCTTTTGCCCCACAGTTTTTCCGTCTGGGGTTTTGTGATTTGCAATCTGCGTTGTCTTACCATGTATCTCCCCTATCTGATAATCCCAAAACTTTGTGGTGTTCTCTGTTAATTTTCTCTTAACTAACGGCTCATGTCGGCCTGTTAAAAGTCCAGTAGGTTTTAACTCTACCACCTGAACCTCCTCCTCGCTTTGTTTGTAAGTTTCACAAGAGAAGCAATAGGTGTGTCCATCGGTATATAGGCTGTTTGCATCCGATGACCCACACTTCTCGCAAGGCGTGTGCATAACGAACTCGCTACCATCTGCCTGTTGCTGCATATTTCCTCTCTAATTTTTTTCGTCTTTTTTCAAGGCGGTCTATGTGTTTATCACGGCAACCACACAGCGGTGAGTTGGTACATTCACATAGCCTTTCAATTCCAAACTCTAAGTAATCTTCATACATGATGTGATCTTCATCATCTATCTCAGGTATTTCGTAACCACTCATCTGGAATAATCCCCTCCGCATATATAAAGTCATGACGTTCTGCCCATTCAGCACAAGTCATCTTCGTTCCATCTTTTCTTCTCTTCGCTCCTTGCACAGTGCTGTTGTTCTTCTGGAATAGAAAGCGAATGTCCAAGTCAGGGTGTTGCTCCTTCATGTTACGCATCTTACGTTGCGCGTCTTGACGGAAGTACCCTTTGATCTCGATGAACATATCCCCGATACGAAGATCAGGGACATAGTTTCGTTCAACAACATAGGGCAACTTACAAGGTTCATACTCATAAGTTACCCCACGTTTGTCGAGGTTACGTTGGACACGTTCTTCAAGGGTTGACCTAGAAGTCTGTGGCATCAAACGCTACCTCCTCTTGGACGGCTGGTGTTGTGGAGGGGGCAACATAGCCATCCTCTTCATCGAATACGGAAGTTGTTGAAGAACCATATTCGACAAGGTCGAGAACTTGTACTGCTTTTAATCGGAGAGAAACGCCCACTTGTTTGGTGGCTGGCATCGCATAGGTGATAGGTTCAAATGCAACCTTCACTCGAGATCCGTTCCCTATTAAGGTCGATTTATCCATCGGTTTCACTTTGCTATCAAACACCGTTGGGGATTGCTCGAACACCGTCCCATCACGCTTCTTGATCTTAGCTTTCAACTTGAATTTGAATTCAACATTGCCAGTATCATCGCCAGTGTCTCTATCAAAGACAGGTTGGCAAGAAGGGCGAGTGGTCAGTTGGTTCTTAAGGCGTGGGTCTTCTTTGACAGCCTCGTTGAACTTAGCTTGAACTAGCGCATCTAGTTTCTCACTCATCTTCACGGAGTCAGCGACAGGCATCTGTACGTTGATGCTGTAGTCACCATCGGGATTGAACTTTGTGTCTGGTTCAAAGACTTTAGCCCACATGGCTGTGCCTTCAATCACAGGTAGTTTTTGTTTAGCCATTTTAGTTTCCTATAGTTAATGTTGAAGAGTGTGTTAGGCACAATAGGTACTTTAGAAAACTAAGCGAAAAAGTAATCACTTTGCAGTACCTCCTGTATATCTAAATCACCCTTGGTTGGTGGGGGTGGCACATCCACTCCCTCTGGTAACGAAGCTACTGCGGTATCGTAGAGATTTTGCAGGACATCGTTCTTCTCATACATGGACACAAACTCCTCTCGCAATACCTTGTTGAGCAAAGGCATATTGGGTGAGTGTGTTCCATACGAGTCGTGTACCATCGCAAAGTCTGTAATCCCCAACTCAACACAGTGGTTGACAGTCAGGGTCAGAGCGGCGGCATCTAAACTATGAATGAAGTTTGGAGAGCTACCTGAGATGGTCTTTCTTGTATTGATAGTGCGATCCACTTTCTCATTGTAGTTGAGCTTGAGTAGTGAGCCGTTGAGGTGTGTCTTGATACGCCTTGACTTGACTTCAGCGTAGTTCTGGACAATCAGTAGACCTGTAGGGGTTGTCCATTGAAGGGGAATGTCAGCTTCGACATATAACTGAGCAATGCTTTTGATGTAAGACATCACGATTGATGCAGATTTAATCACTTCAGCGATGGCCTGCCAGACAAAACCAGCGAGGTAATTTGACGCCTGAAACAGACTATCGCCAAAGGGATTAAAATCAGAACACTTTTCTGCCAGAGCTTCTTGTATGTAACTCCGACAAGCGTGGCGTGTACCGCTATAAGGAACTATCATCACGCTACGTTTGCATATCTTACGACATATCCCTACACGAAGCAACTGCCTAGCTACTTCAGTGTCTTGTTGTTCTAAAAACTTTGTAGTTCTCTCTGCTACATCAGTATAAATATCTTGTGGCTCATCAGAAGGTGTGAGGTTTACACTTCGCCCACCCTCAGAGTCCCTGAGCATCGCTGAGAGGTGCTGTAAGCCGTTACATGAGCCATCACTAGCACACGGAAGGCGTGTCTCGTAGAACTCCCCCATGCCTCTGAGGCGTACCTCGTTATACTCTGCCCACTCCTTACACCAAGC